GTGGTTTCCTCTAATCCAAATGATTTTAGTTTTATTAGATAATTTTAATAATTTATTTATAACTTTGGTATATTTCTTTTTCCATTTTGCACCTCTTTCCAATGCCCAACCATCTACAATATCTCCATTAAGAATTAATAAATCAGTTGGATGGGATTCTACGAAATTTAAAAATTCTTCGGTTTTAGAATCCTTTGTCCCTAAGTGTAAATCAGATACTATAATTGCTTCGTATTTCATGTCCAATAATCGTGGTGTTGTTTGAAAAATTCTGAATTGTTTCGGTTTAGATAGCTTAGTATCATTATTCTGAACATCCATATTACTCCTTTATTTTTAAATCTTCGTGCAGATGTCCATACTCCACTCGTTTTATGTATTTTTAATTTAGATACTTTGGATGATAATGAATAATCTTCTGCAAATAACTCTGTTTCATCATATCCACCACATTTCCAATAAGATTCTGTTTTCCATAGTTGAAATCCACCTACTGCAAATGGAGTTCCTAATTTAATACTCATCCATTGGAAAAAATCAAACATATTATACACCCAATTCCAATTTTTTTCAGTTTTAAATGGAACTGAAACTAATTCTTCTTTGTAATTCAGACATTCGTATAATAAAGTGTAATCATATAACATAACATCTGCATCTAAGAATAACAAATATGGAGTTTTTACTAATTTACTTCCTTCTAATC